TTTATAAGTAAGCCAATAAAACTCGAAGAAGCAACAAAGAAGTAGATTTATGTTGTCTTCGGAGCGCCGGAACTCTTTTTCTTGGAAATGGGTTTTGTTTCCAACCGGTCGTTTCCGCGAGATGGTCTGTCTATCTTCTTCTTCCTCGGGCGGAACTTTTTCTTTGGGGAAGAAGGTGTGTCGGGCGGTACTACAGGATGCACGGTTTCACCATTTACCACAACCAATTGGTCAAGGGGCGAAGCCTCAACCGAATCCATGAAGCCAGGTGGATTCAAAAGGTCGTCCATATCTAGATCTTGATTAATCCAATCATTAAATCTAGCCATGGAAAACTCTGGCAGTTGGTGTTCAGTTTCTCTAATCATCCAATCACGAAAATCATTAGGATATTGATTATCTGGATCCCAATCAATCATCCATTTCTGGTTTATATTTTTAAAAACATAATTGACTGGTGTTTTCGCAAACACCTTCTGACAATAAGGACCAACAATAGGCGTATTAGCATCGGTCAAAAGCAATGCATACACTTTGTCAGTCAACTTTTGAACAGGTGTTATATTGGATGGCATGGTAACTGTGGTGTGAAATTTAGTCAGTGTGCGTGGCAAATCGCACATGGATACATTGTCTCCATACCAGACGTCGGGCCCATAACATCTAGCTAAAAATTTCACCCCAGATTGGCCTTTCATTATTACATCACTTGTTAATTTTTGGCCAACCTTCAGCGCACATCTTTCGTACTCTGACGGATTTATGTCGGCGGTCATGCCGTCATCACCTGCGTATACACCGAGAAGCGCCCACGAGCTGTCGGCATCCCTAAAAGACCCGTCAACTTTTTCGCTTCTTAGTGCGAGATACGCAACAAAACAATTGAGGATAGTGTTAAATACTGAAGTTTCAGGGCTACCAGATAAACGTGACAATCCAGTGTCATATGTGACACCAAATTTAGTCTTACCAGACAGAGACTGTTGTGATCTCAACAGCTCAGATAGCTCCTCATGTTCTTCTTTAACAAAGCAATGCATACATAATTGTCTCTCTAGTTCTCTAGCAACTTCACCAACTCGTCCATCCATACGACTGAAATCAGTCAGGATGACATGTTCGTTACTCTTCTTGCAGACATCAACCACTTTATCGGCCAACAGCTTTGGTGTTTTACCAAAAGCGTACCATTCATGGGTTTTGCAATAATCAGCTAGTGAATACATAAAGCGACTATACGCCATTTTGTCTTTACCATTGATGGTGCTAATGTTTCTGGGATCATTGATCTTCTGATAACATTCGCGTTTCATAAATGATTTGACAACGCGCTTTGGGGCAATTTCCTTGTCGGATTGCTCAAGTATGCGGCGCTGTTGAGGCTTGTTCTGACGAACATAAACCTCCTCCTCGTCTTGTTTGTACAAAAAGTGTTTATTCCCGTTTGAAAATTTAATAATGAATTCGGAAATACATTTTCGTACATGATTGGTGAGATGTGTCGTATCATCAACAAGGTTAGTTACACGACGCTCGATACAGCGTTGGTCATTAGCCTTACACATGTCAGGAGCAAATGCTCCATCAATGATAGGTTGCATGAAAGACACCATAGATGGTTTAGCAGTAGGATCGTAGTCTTCAATGTTTTTAATCACTTGGTAACGTTTAACATACGGATCCGCAATAGAGACGACAGGAATTTGTTTCGTTTGACGAGTGGAATGATAATGCCACAAGATCTCATGTTTGTTAGGGTGTTTATCTCCTGCCAAACGACTGGCAGCTTCAGTTCTTGCCATTGATAATCCATGTTTAGTATTTGCAATAATACCCAAACTTGTATCATCTTCAGCGTGAACTGTGCACGAACCATATTGGCCTAACATACCAGTATGGATCAACACACCCTCAGGGGTATTCGTCATGAGTCTAGTGAATTCACCATCACGAATGTCGAGTCGTTCCAGAGAACGACCGCTAACAACAAGATTAGCTACCCAAGCTGCAATTCCTTTGAAGCGTTTCAAAGGCGTAAGTAGGATAACTTGATGGTCTTCATCTACTTGACGACGCTCCAATGAGAACGTGGAAACCGATTCCGGATATTTAAAAATACCCAAGAACTTCTTTTCACGCACAATCTTGAGGCAGTCACCATTGTAATTCCACACTTGATGCTGATAGCTTCCACCACCAGCAACAACATATTCCACATCACCATTTTCCAAGAACCGATATTTGTATTCTCCTTTGCTTTTCGCCACAACACTAGGTTGGAAAGTATAGAGAAACACATTTCTGAAGTTTTCAGACAGGAATTTTGGCATGTCGATGTAATAATCTACATCAATCATAGCCACACTGTCATCCTCTTCCGGTTCATAAGGG